GAACTTGGAGCGCTTGGGATAACATGTTTTACACGCGCACAGCAGGAGGTACTAAAAGGCGCCGTATTATTCGGCGCAAGTTAACGCGCCCGATGTATAGACGTCGGATTATGCGCACTCGGCGTCGTACATACAAAAAGAAGTCTTCATGGGGTACGAGGGTCAGACGAGCTGCCCTCAAGGCTCACGAATCAAAAAGACATCAAATCACAACCACCGAAGAAACTATCAATGATCAGGTTCTAGACGTTACGGCAATTGCACGTGTCCCTGATTTGGATCAATCGGCTGGTCAAGGTTTGGTTAGCAAAGTTACCCGGATGGGACAGACGATCTACTCGACTGGAATCGCAAGCTGGGTTCACCTCCGTAATGAAACTACGGAGCCAATGATGGTACAGCTCATCTGGTATTATAAGATTAGGGATGTTAATGCCCAACAGACAATCTTCCGAGAGCATCAATTCGAAGGAAACACGGACCCTAATGACGCTACTTCTTACTTCGGTAGAATGGTAGCTGGTATCGGAAACAAGAATACGCGAATTATCAAAACGATGACTGTTCGCTTATCTGAAAAGGAAGCCGGTACCATGGGTACCGATGTTAAGTTACTCAAGGTATGGATCCCCTTCAAGAAGGTGATTCGTTTTAATCTGACTGACGAGGGAGGAATTAATCAAACGCACGACGTACTATTCGGTGTACGTCCACATAATATGGAGGGCGTCCCTTTCACTAGTGGTGGCGGCGCGGGAACCGAAGACGTGCTGCTCGCGCAGCACAGACATGTACTCTATTTTAAAGACCCGTAAACAATAAATGTTTAGTTGATTGCACTATATGCCCCTTTACCCTAACCTAAGTAGTGGTCTGCGACGCAGTGAACTCACTCGTCCGCGCGGCCTGACGGCCGTGCTCCTCGGTTTCGTCCTTGGACCGTTTAGAGATACGTGACTAAATAACGATCAGCAGACATCTTCTCCATGTCCGGAGGTTCATTAGAGAAAACTATCACGTGAGCAGGAGCTGAGAGTACTTTCATCTTCGACGTGTACTTCGGAGAAAAAACCGTACGGTCCTTCAACTGCTCCAGGATCGAATACTGAAGAAATTCCATCTGAGTCTTGGGAACATTCATAAGGAAAATAGATTTCTGAATATCAATAGTGTGAGCCAAATCATCGCGTTTTCCAGGAGCAAGCATCTGCACTTTATCAGGATATTTCGTAAGCATGTGACGTTGAAACCAAGATTTGCCCTTACCACCATCAGGATCGACGAAGAATTCTACGGTTCGATCATCGGGAGAGTCATCGGTAAGATGCTCTTCCAGCTCGAGTTGCCAAGGTCGGGGTTGAGGGTTAGTAACCAAATTCGGCGGTGGAGCTCGATTCTCAAGGACGTCAAGTACATTCCGATGTCGGGTGAGGACGACAGGATGTTCGAGAGCGACATCTCTAGCAGTCGGTATACGGCCATTGTTTTCGTGGAATTCGTCAGCCCACTTGAAGAAATCTTCGAGATAGTTCGTTTTGCCACTGACCGGAATTGTACCGTACTCCGTGAAGGTGCCATCTTTCTTGCAATATGTAGCGGCTTGTTCGGAAGTAGCTCGAGTACCCTCGACGTGAGCTCGTTCAGAGATAAGAGCTTTAACGACAGCGAAAGTCTTGCGGCGAGAGAAAGAGATGAATCCTTGAAGGTGTGGAGTCCCAGAATCGCCGACTTCTCGGCCGACGACAAGATAAGTGATGTGGTTATCGGCGTTATTGTAGAGAGATTCAATACGGGTGACATCTTCGGGAGTGTAGTTGTTAAGCGTGAAACAGAATCGACGGGCTTGAGCGGCAGGCATGATAAGAGCTTTTTTTTTGTGAGGTAGTCGGTAGACGAGGAGGACTGGGTAATACTAGAGCCAGTCCTCCTAAATTTTTCGCACGCGTAGGATTTCTACGTGCGTGAACCCGCGTGACTAAACACCCGGAATTCCAAGAATCACATTTGTGGCATGAAACACAATTACACGCGACCGGTTGTGAAGTTCATCGAAGACGACCTTGTTGCGTCAGGTATCGGTGGCGCTACAGGACCAGCTAGATTCTTCGCAGCTAGAGGCGCCGGACTTGTAGGAGACGGTGTTAACAAAACTTGGGGTTCAGGAGATACACGAACTTGGAGCGCTTGGGATAACATGTTTTACACGCGCACAGCAGGAGGTACTAAAAGGCGCCGTATTATTCGGCGCAAGTTAACGCGCCCGATGTATAGACGTCGGATTATGCGCACTCG